CCTGCTGGTAGTCGCCGGAGATCAGCAGCGAGGTCGCCGGGTCCACCGAACCATTGGTCGGGAAGTCCATCGGCACCCCATCCAGTTCATACGGCGTGGCCGCCTGCGGCGTGCGGCTGAAGATCGGCACACCCGTCGCCCCGTCGCGCAGCCCGCGCAGCTTCGCCTTCATGCTCAGCGCCGCCACATGGCCCGTCACCGCAAAGCCATCGGATTCCACCTTGCTCAGCACGCCGCCATCCGCCATGATGTCGTCATAGATGTCGGCGCCCGTGCCCAGCGTCACCGTGTGCCCGGCCGCCGCAGCCGCCGTTACAATCGCCGTGGGCCACGAAGAGGGCGCATTCGTGCCGTAGAACACAGCCTGGTCGATGGCCACGCCCAGCGCCTCGATCAGCAGCGGGCGCAGCTCGCCCCACACGTCATATTCGCTGTCATCCAGCACCGCTTCCGGGATCGGCACAATCGCGGCCAACTCTTCAGCCTCGATATACTTGTTCTCCCACTGCGACCGCGTGGTCTGCTTCAGCCCGGTGTCGCCGTTCACGAAATAGGCGCTCACCAGCGCCGCCAGCACCGGCATCCGGGTCTTCTTGCTGCTCATGTTCGGCAGACGCCGCGCCATGCGCAGAAAAACCGACTGCTGCGGCACGTGCTTCACAATCTCCTGGCTCACCTGCTCAGGGATCAGCGCCTCCGCATCCGTTCTCGAAATCACACTGTTGTAGACTGGCATCTCACTCCTCCTGAATCAACTGCATCACCCACCACGCCCGGACGCAGCCCGGATGAACGCATTCATGCTGCGCCCATCGTCCACGCCGGTCTGCTTCGCCCCCGCCCCGGCATTCGCCGGCGGCGTCACCCGCTTGAACAACTCCGGCGCCGCTGTTCTCAGCGCCGCCCAGTTCGTCTTGCCGTCCTTGTCGATCAAGTCGGCGTCATTCGCCACCAGCCACGCCAGCCGCAGGTTCGTCACCTCTGCCGGCGCCGACTCGTAGAACGTCGCCTTGCGGCTGGCGCTCTCGAAATCGCCGCTCAGCTTCTCCAACTGGGCGCGCAACTGGCTGCCCTGTTCCGCCTGCTTCGACAGATCGTCGATCTGCTTCGCCAGCGACCGCCGCTGCGTCCGCTCATCGTTCAGCGCGTTCTGCAGCTTCCCGATGCTCCCCGTCACCAGCGACTTCACCTCGTCGGCCTGGCCGTTCAGCCACTCATCGAACGACGCCGGTGCGCCGTTGCTGGCCGCCCCGGTCCCGTTCCTGTCGCCATTCTCGCCGCCCTGCTGGCCAGCGCCGGACGCGCCCTCGTTGTTCAAGGCATCCTCACTCATATTCGCATCACGCTCCTGGGAATTGGCATCACGCCGGAAGACTTTGCATCACGCTCGACGCTTGGCATCACGCCGCCCGCCGCCCTGCTCGCCAACAAAAAAGCGCACCCTCAAAGTAGAGAGTGCGCTCCGGTTGTCGGCCACGCATATCAAGTTATCGCCCATCACCGGGCTAGAAGTAGTCTAGCACAAATGTTTGCGCCTGTCTACCGTCCCACAATCATTTCTTGTCGGACGGTGGCAGACCCACGATCACCGGCCCGCAAGTTCACGCGTGACTTCTTCCCTTACCGCCGGTACAACGCTATCGCGCCATTCAAAGACAATGCCATGATCGCCTGGGTACGGCGTGCGGTGCGTGTGCTCCCCCATCCAGATTTCCAACGGGATCAGGTCGTCAAACGCTTTACACTTTCGTTTCTGCGGAATAGCGTGTGCGCAGTACGTGCATATTTTGCTGTACTCAGGAATGTTGAACTCGGAATCATCAATACCCATGAATGGTTCGCTCATACCACCACCCGTCACCTATTTTTGCACCAACACGCGTCCAGACTTCGTGTTTGTGATTTAGCGCGGCATCTTCCGTTGACATTTCTTTGCGATCAATCGCTTGCCAAAAATCATTTCTAACCTGAGCATCAACCTTATCATACACCGGTTTTATGTCTTTGTTCCACTCAAGATCACGATCCAACCGGAGGCGGTGCAGATATTTCCCGCCAACTGCTCGAAGCTCTGCCGGTTTGTACGTGGCCGCTATCATTACGTCGGCACTCGAAAATGAGCTGCCATCCGCAGTAAGCGGGTGATTATGAGTCACCACACAACCATCGAATAGCCTGGCCTCGTCCGCCGTGAACGCTACTTCATCCGTTCCGCCCTTTTTGTAAAGCACCCTACGCCCACGCGCATCGACCACCGCCATCTCTTCGTGCGTGCGAATCTTGTAAATCTTGCGCTCTGCATTCTCGACAACCCGCGCCTGCGCCGCCAATCCCATCCGTTGCAGCGCCCCGGCCCCGCCCGGCAGCGACCGCACCGGCGCCGGGACCAGCGCCCCGCCCCACGTGTCATCCCACTGCCGCGTCACCAGGTCATCCAGCCCCACCTCGCCCCGCCGGTACAAATCCCAGCGACTCGGCCCCAGCATGTTGCGCTGCACGCTCTCCGGCTGCCGCCTGAACCACTCCTGCCCCGTCTCGAACTGCACCGGCGGCGTGTTGCGCAGCACGGGTATCGCCGCACAGCGGCCGTTCACGTGTTCGTCAAAGGGCTGATCCAGCGTGTACTGCCGCCCATCCGCCATCAGGCAGCCCAGACACGTCCGCTCATCCTTCGCCGCCAGCCGCCGATACCCCACCACCACGTTGCTCTGCCGGTAGCTTTCCAGCGTCGTCTGCCGGTACACCCGCAGCGTCTCCGTGCGCGCAATCGTCGCCATGCGTGTGAAGCTCTGCGCCAGCCCATTGCGCAGCGCGTCCCGCGCCGTGCGCAGCGGGTTCCACCCCAGCGCAATCCCATCCACCAGCCGCTGGCGCAGCGCCTCAGTCCCCACCCGGCCCGCATCCGCCAGGATGTCCCGCACCGGCGTCCCCGCCCCCGTCAAGCCGACCATGTTCTCCACCGCCGACACCGGCAGCCGGTTGAACTGCACCAGCATCTCCGCCTCGGTGGCCACCGCACCCAGCGCCGCCTGGCTGTGCGAGATAGCTGCATTCAGCAGCGCCTGCTGCCGGTTCTCCACCCGCCCTTCGACAAAACGGGCATACTTGCCAAGCTCATCATCCACCTGGCCCATCAACTGCTGATAGCGCCGGCTGCGCCCAAGCTGGCCCATCGTCACCCGCCCGCCGCCTTGCAGCTCCAGGGCGAGCGCATCCACCTGCGCCTGCAGCGCCTGCTCCACGCCCAGCCACTGCTGCGCCATTTCCTGCTGCATCGCCGCATCCCCGCGCAGCAAGTCAGCGCGCCAACTCTGCATCATGTCGATCACAACCGGCGGCATCGTCTTACCTTTGGTCCAGCCACTGGCGCAGCATGGCCACCGTGCCGCGCACGCCGTACAGCAGAAACAACACACCCCCACCGAGAATGGTCAGCAGGGAGAGGATGCAAAGTACCGCCGCCAAGTCAGCCATTGTCACGCCACCCCCAGCCCGGCCAGCCGCTGGCGCAACTGCGGAATGTCCGCACTCGCCACGGTGCACGCCTCCCCGCGCTCCAGGATGGCCACCGCCGCCTCCACGTTGGCGCATTCATTCCGCGGCGCGCTCGTGGACGTCGCCGTCAACTTGTACTCGCTCACCTGGCAGCGATACGCCGCCGTCACACTGCCACCGACCGCCATGCCCTCTTTCTCCTCATAGGTGTTCCAACCGTACTCAATCGCACCCCAGTTCACCCGCTTACGCTTGCGTCTCCAGGTTGCCATCACCCCACCTGCCCCGTAGGGGCGCCTGACTTTTGCTCCCACAACAAAGACTTGTCGCCCGTAATCTCCCAATCTCTACACCACACCGCGGTCAAAGTCCCGCTGCGCCGCGCCCAACACCGCATCCGCATAACTCCGCTCGGCCAGCCGCTCCGCCGCCCGGTCATCATCCAACTGTGCCACATCCTTCTCAGACCAGTTCTCCGCCCGCCGCAGATGCGTGCGCAGCGGCACCCCGGCCTCCACCGCCAGCTTGCGAATCTCCGCCGTCGAGCGCGGCTGCACCGTCTCCACCGGCGCATAGACCACCCGGATCTGCTGCGTCGTCACCTCCTGTTCCTGCAAGCGCAGCAGAAACGCCGCCAGATCGCGCCACGTCGGAACCAACGTCTGCTGCAGCCGGTGCGTCTTCTTCGTCAGCGGCGCCTCCATCGCCAGCAGCGCCTCGCCGCTGGGGTCGCCGCCCTGCTGATAGAAATAGTGGCGCGGCGTGCGCGTAATGATGCCGATGTCCGCCGACAGCTTGTTGATCGCATTCAGATAGTTCTGCAACTCCGTCGCCGCAAACTGCCCCGGCGTCGTCGCCTGCATCCCCTGTTCCGCCGCCACCAGGTCCCAGATGGCATTGGGGTTGTTCTTCAGGTTGGCGATGCCCGCGCTGCTGATCACATAGCGCTGCGGAAATGCCCCGAACTCCGCCGCCACCATCATGTCGGCCAGCAGCTTGTTCACCGCGTCCTGCACCTCCACCACGTTCACCAGTTGCGACTTCGGCTTGCGCCGGTTGGACCGGAAATGAAAGACCGGAATCTGCCCGTAAGGGTTCTCCGCCACCGTCGCACCGTCCGGCCCCGACGCCCACGGCTCGAACGCCTTCGCCGTCGGCGTCTCCCCCGCCTTGTACGAGCGCCGGCTGGCGTAGTATTCCAGCCGATCCGCATAGTAGAGCGTCAGGCGGATGCCGTCGCCGTTGTTCCACCACTTCGCCGCAAAGCGCATCTGCCGCGGGTTCTCCGCGTCATACTCCGCATGGCAGAGCCGGGCGTCGTTGTGGAACGCCTGCACCACGCCCTCTTCCTCGTCCGGCCAGGCCACCACGAACGATTCCCCCGTGACCGTTACATCCTCATGCACGCCATACTCATCGTCCACCAGCCCCGTCTGCTCCCAAAGGCCCGCCAGTTGCGCCGCCAACGCTTCATCCCCGGCCACCGTCGGCGTGTACAGTTCCAGCCGGTCGAGCACGCTGTCCACCACCACCGCACACCAGTTCTCCGTGAAGCGCGCTTCGAGGCCGCTGAAGATTTCCTTCAGCTTTTCACTCGAATAGACCAGCGGCTGCTCGCCGTCATAGTAGCGCCAGAGCGCATCATAGCGCCGCTTCTTCCCCGTCAGCGCCGCCACCGCCAATTCCAGATCACTCGCCATCGCTCACCCCCGAACAGTCCCCTGCTCCCGAACCATTTTCACCAGGTCATTGAACGCGCCGCTCGCCGCGTCCACCTCATCGTCATGCGCCCCTTCTGGGAACGCGTGCAGCGTGCGCAGAAACCGGTCATTCCACGCGCCGCGCACCAGCTTCACATTCCCCGCTTCCGCCTGCGCCGCCAGCCCCTTCGCCCGCATCACCTTGTCACCCTGCGGCTGCACCGCGCGCACGTCATACCCGGCCAGCAGCGCCGCCGTGTTGCGCGCATCGCGCACCCCACTGGCGCCGCCCTCCCGCTCGAAGCGGATCGCCACCTGCGCCCCGTCCTGGCTCGCCGTGTTGCGCAGCAGCGCATCCACCCGCCCCGGCGCCTCCTGCACCGCAATGGCGTCGAGGATGTAGTAGACATCACCCACCCGCCGCATCAGCACCCCCGCCGTGTAGTCAGGGTCAGCTTTGGCCACGCTCTTTTCTGTCGCCGCCAGGTCCCAGAAGCGCACCGTGCGCCCGCCACCTGTGGCTGAGCTTGTCGAAGCCGTCGAAGCCGCCGGCGCCGCCTCCACAATCTCGAACCAACCCCGGTTGAACACCTTCCCCGCCGACGGCTTGATCTTCCAGTTCCCGCCGCGCTGCCCATCGCCAAGCAGCCGTTCCCGGTCCACCAGCGGCAGCGCCATCAAATTCGCCAGATAGCCCGGATCTGCATCGAGCAGAATCTTGTTGTCGAACACACTCGACAGAATGAACGTGAACGACTTCGGCTCACTGCCCGGATACTGCGCCCGCAGCGTCGCCGGGTCATCCGCCCAGCGCAGTTCATCGTTCACCACCACAAACCAGCGCACCACGCCCGAACGCTCCAGCAGCGCATAGCCATCCTCGCCGATATACCAGCCCACGAACTCATGCACCCACCCGCCCACCGGGTCGTCGTCGGGCGTCGGGTTGCACGTCGCCCGCATGTACGGCCGCACGCCACACAGCGAACGATTGCGGCTCAGCATGTAGAAGAACTGATCCCGCGTGAAGTGGGTCAGCTCATCCCATGCAATCAACGGAATCTGGCTGCCCTGCCAGTCCAGCCGGTTCTTCTCATGTTCCATGTGCGCAAACTTCACCGTGGCGCCGCTGGGGAACTGCCACTCCAACAGATACTCCCGCGGCGTCGCCTGCAGCAGCGGGTAAACCTTCATCGACTCATCCCACAGCCCGCCGGGGTTGCGCACCTGCACCGACGTGCGCCGGAAGATCACCGCGTTGAACTGCCCATTGCGCACATGACGCAGCGGCTCCAGCAGCAGGGCGAACGACTTCCCGCCGCCCGCCGCGCCGCCATAAATCACCAGGTCAGCCGGCGACGCCAGGAACACCTCCTGCGGCCCCGCCTGCGCCCTAATCTGAATCTGCGTTGTCTTCTCTGCCATTGTCGGGAAGGTAAATCAGCACCCCTGCATCGGCGTTCGTCACCGCCACATCCGCCTGTGCTCGGGGCCGGTAATCGCCGAGCATCTCCAGCGCCAGCTTGCGGTCAGAATGAGCCTTCGGGTCAGGGTCCCGTGCCACCGCCACCAGCGCCTCGTAGATATCCCGGCGGTGCTGCAACAGCGGCGCCGCCTGCATCCGCACAACCTCATCCTGCATTTCCGGGTGCTTCTCCAGCCACTTGCTGATCACCCGGTCGCTGGCCAACCCCAACACAGTCGTCGCCAGTTCGTCCTGCGTTTCCGGCTGGCGCCCCTGCACCGGTGACGCCCGCCACGCAATATAGACCGCCTTGCGCCAGTCCCACCCGCGGCCAACCAGGTCACGATAGTCCTGCCACCAGGCAAACGACTCCAACGACGCCAGCAGATCGTGATACGCCCGGCGGCTCTGCGCCTGGCCTGGAACATCTGGACTTGCCGGGAAAATCGTCTCTTCTGCGCTCACAACCCGTACTTTGGGAACCCCCACCCCCGCAAAAGGGTACTTTGGGAACTTTTCACGTTCCAGCCAACCGCGGGCGCCAGCCCGCCGCACCCGCCCCTACCCCTCAATTATGCCTATGCGAAACCTGGCGCACCCCTCCAAAAACAGCGGAGCGCATCCTCTCTGTGAGAATGCGCTCCGGTTGCCGGCCACGCTATGCGGTTGTCATCCTGCCCGGCTCAATCGCTGCGAATATGCACGATCTCCGCCGGTCGCTCGATCCACACGTCGCGGCGGTCCTTCGACACGTGGATGATCACCTGCTGGCCCTTCGGCGCCGGCGCCTGCATCAACCCAGCCAGCACCTTCGCCAACTCCGCACACACCATCATGATCTGCCGGTTCTTTGCTTCGTCGCTCATCCACACCACCGGGGAACTGCCCACCAGACCCTGCTCGCCGCAACTGCGTCCATCTTATCACAGGTGAGACAAAATCTCACCTGTAAATTTGCGTTGACCACCGTCCGACAACGCTTTGTTGTGAGACGGTGACACCTTTGGGTGTGCTACACTATCAACATGACCTACTTCTACTTTCACACGGATCGACGTTCCACGCTTCAGGCGGGCCAGGTCATCACCCTGACCAACGAGCGCACTACAATCGGCGCCTATGCCACTGACCGGGCCGAATTCTTCGCCGCCTGCTTCCCCGCCGGCGTCACAGAACACGGCGCCAACTATTTGCTCAACACCACCCGCGCCCGGCCCGCCCAGGATACGTTGGGGCTGATCGAGGTGATCGCCGAGTGGATTCGCCGCGCCAGCTATCCCCACCTGCCATCCCGCCTGCAATCCTTCTTTGCCTGGCGCAGCCTGGCCGACGCCCACCAGTTCGCCCAGCGCTTCGCCCTGCAAGCGCCAGCCGGCTCGCCCATCTCTTCTGCCATCTGGGAGGTGGAAGCAGAAAGCGCAGGTTTCGAGAGTGACATGAACCGGCTAACCCTGGGCGAATGCTGGCTGGATGCACTCATCTTTATCGATGCCTATTGGCGGCGCAACTTCACCGCCGCCCCCGCCGTCGAAGTCCTGCTGCAGCCACCGGTGCGCATCATCCGCCGCGCCGCATAAAAAAGCCCGGCCACATGGCCGGGCTTTCTCCCTATTTCTTCCTGTCACAACTGCCGATACACGCTCCCTCGTGCATCCACCTCGATCACCACGACCACCAACTGCGCCTCGCGGATCGTGAAGATGATGCGCCAGTCGCCCACACGCACCCGGTACAGGTTG